TAATAACCCTGTTAGTTTTCTTTCCATCTGTTTTTGAAATATTTTTCTTTTCCTTGGCTTCTGCGAGAGCAAGAATATTATCGATAATACCAAGTTTTAGAACACTCTTGACGATGTCGTCTGTCAAATTAAATTTGCTTCCGAAGTCTGATGCTTTAGTGATGTTCTTTTCCTTTGTTTGGGAAGAAAATGCTGGGTTTTCAATCTTACAGTTAATGAATACAAAAAGATTTTCTCGAATGTAGTTTGGTTTGATAGTAATTGATTTGTGTTTTTCTTGAATGATTTCTGTTAGTTTTTTTATGAGGGGAATCATAACATGTTCTACATGTGTCCCTCCGTCTGTTGTTGAAATTCCGTTTACAAAGGAAATACACTTAAATTCATCACTTGGACTAAACGCCACTTGCCACCTATTTTGTTCGGATATTGTTCTCGGTACAGTCTTTTTGTCTCCGATGTACATTGAAATGTAATCGGAAAAGTCTTTGATATTCAATTTTTTACCATTGAGTTGAACTGATACGTGTTTTGGAGTAATAGCGCAGATGTCGTACACTCTTTTGGTAAGAATACAGAGAGTATCGTGGGACATCTCTGAGATTCCAAACCGAGCATAATCTGGTTTGAATGATATTTTAGTGTAATTTCCCTTTTTGGTATTGGTTATTACGGGCTTAGATTTCTTAGACATATTACATTCAAATTTTTGTATATATTTTTTACCCGAGTGTGATGTCTCTATTATAAACTCAGTTGAGAATACATTTACAAGCTTTGCTCCTAAACCATTGAGACCACCAGTAGTTCTTTTCTGTGAGTCGTCAAAATTGGTCGATGTAAGCAAATTTCCAAAAATAAGTTCTGGAATGTAAATGTTGTACTCGGGGTGTATCTCAATTGGAATACCAGAGTCATTATACACACTAATTGTTTCTTGTGAAATTTCTACATTGATACATTTAACCTCTTCGTTTCTTTGTACTTCGTCTGAAGCGTTAGCGATAATTTCATCAAAAAGTTTATATATACCCGGATTAAAGTTACACAAACTGTAATTTAATTTTCCTTCTTCAATTTTCCACATTTCAGAATTCACACACTTTATATCACCGAGGTACATACCAGGGCGAGCTAAAATGTGTTCAATCTGCGTGTACTTCTTGAATTTTTCCGCCATTGCTAAATTATCTGGTTTAGATATATACCATTTTTTTAAACCGGATAATTTTTTGTAATTTTTGATATACAACCCCCTTTCACGATTTCATATCATCTATTAATTTATTAATTTGCTCTTCAGTTATAACACCTCCGAAATTGCGCGATTCTTTTTTGTACTTTATGATAGTGTAAGGAATCGTTTTAACATCATATTCTTCCATTACATTATCAAATTCATCGTTATCTATATTTACATGATATAGCATACTAGTTGGAATATTTACTAAAATTTTATCAAGTTCTTGGCAGGGTACGCACCAATCAGTTCCAAACTTAATAAATACATATTTTTCTGCAAAATCCATACTAATTAGATTATTAAGAACAGATTTAAATTTGATAGTTACACCCATTTATACATTTATACATTTTATTTTTAAGTTGAATAAATTAATTTAATATATTATATAAATTTTAAATGGCATTTTTAGACTTCTATACTGTTGACCTGACTATTATATTAATAATTTTACTTATAATGGGTATCTCATTTGCGAGTATAAATTACATAGACTCAGAAGAAGAAACTGTCGGAACATTGGGTAAAACACTTATTTCATTTACATTAGGAATTTTGTCAAGTGTATTTTATTCGTACGTTACACTTGAAAGTGATGCATTATTAAAAGAAAATTTCTGGGACTAATTCAAATATTAAAATAATTTTAAGTAATTATAGATGTCGATTAGCTTAGCAAAGTTTAATCCCAAGAGAATAGAGGAAAGACGTACAGTAGGATCGGGACCTGCTACTTGCGTATTTATAGGAAAGAGAGGAACAGGAAAAAGTACACTGGTTGCTGACATACTTTATCATCTTCGTAAAATTAAAGCGGGTGTAGCTATATCTGCCACAGAGGATGGAAACGCTTTCTATTCGAGTTTTATACCAGACTTGCTTATACACTCCGAATATAAACCTGAGGTTATTCAGCAGGTGATTACACGACAGAAAAAGACAATAAATGGAAAAGATCCTAAAAAAGACAATGATGTTTTTTTACTTTTAGATGATTGTATGTACGATAAACGTATGATTAGAGACACTAATATCCGGGGTATTTTTATGAATGGACGACACTGGAAAATTACATTTATGTTAACTATGCAATATTGTATGGATTTGCCACCTGATCTTCGAGCAAATATAGACTATGTCTTCATTCTAAGAGAAAACATAATTCAAAACCAGGAAAAACTTTATAAGAATTTTTTTGGCATTTTTCCACAATTTAGTGTTTTTCAAGATGTTTTAAATGCGTGTACAGAGGGTTACGATTGTCTTGTATTAGACAACACTTCAAAAAGTAATAACATACAAGATTGTGTTTATTGGTATCGAGCAAAACCTAATAGAAAATTTAGAATAGGATCAAAAGAGTTATGGGACTACTGTAATAAAAAGTACGATAAAAACAAAACAAACGAAACAACGGATGAAGATCCTAAAAAATTAAGAAAGAAAAATGCCGTAAGTGTTACTGTTAAAAAGTTGAAATAACTTAAAAGATTTTATTTAAAGCTATAAATTATATCTATTTATACATTTAACCATGGATAAGATAAATAAATTAAAGTCTATACCTCAGCACGAACAACGTTCTGATGCGTGGTTCAAACAACGGGAAGGAAAATTAACGAGTTCAGATGCTGGTACAGTTCTTGGACTTAATCCATATCAAAAACCCCATGAAGTTCTTTTTAAAAAATGCGGACATGACCCAAAGCCTTTTGTAGGTAACGTAGCAACTCTACATGGACAAAAATACGAAGATGAAGCGATAAGTAAGTATTGTAAATTAACAGGTCAGGAAAATAATGATTTTGGTCTTTTAGCCCACGAAGATGTTCATAATAAAAACGATTATTATTGGCTTGCCGGATCACCAGACGGCGTTTCAATGTCTAAAGATGGAAATGGAAGACCCATTTTACTTGAAGTAAAGTGTCCTTACAAAAGACCTATTAAATTTGGATATATTCCGGTTTATTACTATCCTCAAGTTCAATTAAATATGTTTATTTGCAATCTAGAAGACGCTGATTTCATAGAATACAAACCACCTGATATCATGAATATTGTTAGGGTTAAAATTGACTACGATTGGCTAAACGAAAATCTACCTATTTTAGAAAAATTCTGGAAAGAAGTTGAATATTATCGTGAGAATGACATCAAAACGCATCCGAAATATAAACCCCCAAGACCACCGAAGTTAGTTTTAGATCTACGCGATACTTCAGAAGACGAAACTGAATGTATTCCCGATTTGATTATAAGGGATATCTAATTTTACAGAAAATATTTCAATTTAAAAACTTAATTTATATTAATGTAATTTAAATTCCAGATGGGAATCAGAGGACTAAATAATCTTATTAAGAAATATGCTCCAGATGCTATTTCAGAAAAAGAAATAAATCTATACAAAGGTTCTAAAATAGCCATTGATTGTAGTATACTATTATATAAATTTAAGTATGCTTCTCGTACTTCAAATTCACACATCATTGGTATAGCAAACAGAATTAAATACTACTTTATGAATGGAGTTCTTCCGGTGTTTGTATTTGATGGTACACCTCCGGATGCTAAAAGAAATGTGTTAGTTAAAAGGCAAGCAAATAAAGAAAGAATGTATGTTCGACTTGAACAGTTAAGAGAGAGAATTCCTGATAATAATGAAGAAGAAAAACTTATAAATACCGAGATTGAAAAAATTACATCTCAACTTATTGTTATAAAGAAAAAAGACATCGAAGAGTGTAAAGAATTTCTTGAATTGTCTGGAATACCTTACTGTACCGCCCCAGAAGATGCCGAAAAGTACTGTGCTTTTTTACAAAAAAACGGTTTTGTTGACTATACGGTTACGGATGATACTGATGCTACAACATTCGGTTGTGATAAAATTTTAAAAACTGGTATATCAAGATACATCACCGAGATAGACACCAGTATTATATTGTCTAAATTTGAAATGGACATGGATTCATTTGTTGATTTTTGTATACTTTCGGGGTGTGATTACACAGAACCTATACCGCAGATAGGTCCCGTTACATCTTTCAATTTAATTAAAAAACACAAATGTATTGAAGAAGTTCTTAAAATAATCAATAAGAAAAGTGAAAATTTTGATTACATTATTTCCCGGAAAATATTCAAAGAATTTGATTACGAGCTTCCAGAAGAATTTACTAAAAAACTATGTGATAAAGAAAAATTAATTACATTTCTAAATGAAAAGGAAATAAAAGATAATGTAATTTCTAAATTTATCAAAATTGTAATTTAAAAAAAATTAATTAAAAATATTTTTTTTTCTCAGATATATATTAAATATTAAATATGGGAATGCTCGAACTATTTTTTGGAAAGAAGAAGAAGTGCAAGGGTCGCAAGGTCAAGAAGGGTCGCAAGGTCCGCGGCAAGATTTCGTCGAAGGCGCGCGTCATGATCGGCGGCAAGAAGCGTAAGGTATACAAGGGTTGCAACGGTGGTCTTTACTACAAGCGCACCAAGAACGGCAAGACCTACCGTGTCTACGTCTCGCCCAAGCTTCTCCGCAAGAAGTCGTCGACTCGTATGGGCCGTCGTAGCCGTTTCGGTCGCCGCGGTGTCAAGAAGGGATCGCGTCTTAAGATGACCAAGTCTGCCAAGCGTGCCCGCGCGTACGCCCGCAAGCGCCGCCGCTGCCTCAAGAAGGGTATGCGCCTCAAGAAGGGCCGTTGCCGCCGTTAGACATTAAACGTCTTACAACATTAAAAAAATAATTATAAAGTAATATATTAACACATATTTTGATAAATGCGTTAATGTATTGCTTATTGCTTGTATATTATATCCTTAAAATTTTTCAGTTTACATATCCAACTCTTCAAATTTGATATTTTCATGTTTAATGAATAAAACTTTTTCAATTAGCCTAATACTCGTTGGGTAAATT